ATTTAATAACACATTCCAGTATATTCCTCTAAATGGTGATATCGCTGGTTTGATGGCAAGAACTTCAGAAGATCAGTTCCCTTGGTTCTCACCTGCTGGTGCTCAAAGAGGAACTATCCTTAATACAGTTAAACTTGCTTATAATCCAAGTAAGATTCAAAGAGATACTCTTTATACAAGAAGAGTTAACCCAGTTATATTCCAGACTGGTGGCGGATTTATGTTATTCGGTGACAAAACTGGATTAGGTTATGCATCTGCATTCGATAGAATTAACGTTCGTCGTCTGTTTATGACACTAGAGCAAGCTATTGAGGTTGCTGCTAGAACCAAACTATTCGAATTCAACGATGAAATCACACGGGCAGACTTCCGTAACATTGTTGAACCATATCTACGTGATGTTCAAGCAAAACGAGGTATATCTGACTTCGTAGTTATTTGTGATGATTCTAATAACACACCTGCTGTTATTGATTCTAATGAGTTTAAGGCTGATATCTTCATCAAGCCTGCACGTTCTATCAACTTCATTGGTCTAACCTTTGTTGCTACAAGAACTGGTGTTGCCTTCTCTGAAGTAGTAGGAACAGTTTAGATGTGAGAAATGCCACGACTGGTGGCGGGGTTTAAAGAGGGAGATTGGTTTCTCCCTCAATGATTTCTAAAAACATTTCCAAAACAATTTACGGAGTATTAAAAAAATGGCACAATTTAATGAAAGGACTATATCCGATTTTAAATCCAAATTAGTTGGTGGTGGTGCTAGGCCGAATTTATTTGAAGTTCAAGTAGCATTTCCTACCGTTGTTGGTAAAGAGGATGCTGAAAAAGAAATACCATTAATGGTAAAAGCAGCTGAATTACCAGCTTCAAATGTTGGTGATATCCCTGTTAATTTTAGAGGTAGGATTCTTCACGTTGCTGGAGATAGAACCTTTGATCCTTGGACAGTAACTGTTATTAATAACACTGATTGGAAAATAAGAAAAGCTTTTGAAAATTGGAGCGATTTGATGAATAATCGCACCTATGATACTGCAGCAACTAGTCCTTTAACATACCAAAGAAATGCTAAGGTATTTCAACTTGGTAGAGGAGTAGGTAAAAATGCAGGTAGTAATCCAAGACAGCCTGGTGGTGGTGATCAGATACCAGTATTAGCATCATATAAATTCTATGGTATCTGGCCTTCTCAGGTATCTTCTATAGCTGTTGATTATGGTTCAACGGATACTATTGAGGAATTTCAAGTTACTTTCCAAGTTAATTACTGGCAGCCTGATTATAGTGGTAAGTGGGAGAAGATAGAACAGGGTAGTGTTAACGTTTAACCTTATGGCCGTGACTATATAAATACCTTTATAAGGTTATAGACTTTTTATAAGATGGCATCCCTTTTTGGTTTCTCGATTGACGATTCATATAAGAAACCCTCACCTACAGTAGTCAGTCCTGTTCCTCAGAACAATGAGGATGGGGCTGACTATTATTTGTCTTCAGGTTTTTATGGTCAATATTTAGATGTAGAAGGCGTATTCAAGACAGAATATGATTTAATACGTAGATATCGTGAGATGGCATTACATCCAGAATGTGATAATGCAATAGAAGATATTATTAGCGAAGCAATAGTTTCAGATCAGAATGATTCTCCAGTTCAGATTGATTTGGAAAATCTTAAAGCTAGTGATAAAGTAAAAGGTATTATTCGTGATGAGTTTCAGTATATTAAAGAAATGCTGGATTTTGATAAGAAATCACATGAGATATTCAGAAATTGGTATGTCGATGGTAAACTTTATTACCATAAGGTAATTGATTTAGAAAAACCTGAAGAGGGTATTAAAGAATTGCGTTATATGGACGCAATTAAAACTAAGTTTGTAAGAGAACAGAAAAAAGATACCAATTCTAATGTTGTCAATAATATGAAGGTATCAATGGATGCTGATCCAACAACCGCAGATTTTCCTGGCTTGACTGAATACTTTATATACGATAAAAATTCATATCAAAAAAATCAATATGGTTCTGTTGCTGTATCTGGACAACAAAAAGAAGCAGTAAAACTTGCTAAAGATTCAGTTGCGTATTGTACTTCTGGTCTTGTAGATAGAAATAAACATACAAATCTTTCTTATCTTCATAAGGCAATTAAGGCACTTAATCAGTTAAGAATGATTGAGGATTCACTGGTCATCTATCGTATGTCCCGTGCTCCAGAAAGAAGAATATTCTATATTGATGTTGGTAATCTACCTAAAGTTAAAGCAGAACAATATCTTAGAGAAGTAATGAGTCGTTATAGGAATAAATTAACCTATGATGCGGCTAGTGGAGAAATTAGAGATGATAAGAAATATATGTCTATGATGGAAGATTTTTGGCTTCCTCGTCGGGAAGGTGGTAGAGGTACTGAAATCACAACTCTTCCTGGCGGTCAAAATCTTGGTGAATTGACTGATGTAGAGTATTTCCAGAAGAAACTTTATCGTGCTTTATCAGTACCAGAATCAAGAATGAGTGCTGATAGTGGGTTTAGTCTTGGACGTTCTTCAGAAATTCTAAGAGATGAACTTAAGTTTACTAAGTTTGTTGGTAGAATGAGAAAGAGATTTAGTAATCTCTTCCATGATATTTTAAAAACTCAACTTATTCTTAAGAACGTTATTACTCCTGAAGAATGGGAACAGATGAGTGATCATATTCAATATGATTACCTATATGATAATCACTTCTCAGAATTAAAAGATGCAGAATTAATGCAAGAAAGATTAGGTCTTCTTGCAGCTGCTGATCCATATATTGGCAAATACTATTCTGTTGATCATATTCGTCGTAAGATATTACGTCAAACAGATGAAGAAATAGTAGAGGAAGATAAGCAAATGGCTGCTGAGAAAGAAGCTGGTATCATTCCACCTTCAGAAGAAGAGATGATGTTAGCTGCTCAGGAAATGGATGCTATAGGTGGAATGGGAAATATGCAACAAGATATGGCTAATAATGCTGCAACGGAGGTTCCAAAAGACAAAGGAGAGATCTAAATGACTTATCCAGCACCAGATAAATTACCTTATGATGAATGGTTTGATCCAAATTATAAATGGGAACCACATCCCTATGATTCTTGGCCTAAGGCTACTAATAAAACACCAGTTGAAAGATTGCATGATGATATAAGGAATGCTATAGGTAGGATATCTAATAAAGAAAATACTATTCATGAAAAAATGTATCAGATTGCCACATCAAAATATAACCCATTTGCGGTAGGTGGATCAGAAAGTATTCACGATTTTGATGGAGGTTCAGAACAAATTTGGGCAGAAGATCTTCCAGATTTAGCGCCTAGTGAATATGAACCTTAAATTTGGTATAAATAACACTATAAGTACTTTATTAAATTAATTTTATCTCATGGACGAGTTAATGGATTTGATTATTGCGGATGAATCTCCGTCTGAAATAAGTGATGGAATAAAAAACGTTTTATTTGCAAAATCAGCAGAAAAAATAGACACTTCCAAACCAGATGTAGCTCAGGCTATGTTTGGTATGAATGATGCAGAGGAAGATCCAGAGGTTGAAGCTTCATTAGAAGCTGGTGAAATTGACAATGAAGTCGAAACCGAAGAGGAAGAGTAATGGCACATCAACCAGTAGGAGACACTCTTACTATTACTACATCTGCCACATCAGCAAGGGCTCAATTTACCGTTCAATCTGATACTCTCAGAGTTGTTCCAATGAGTCAAAATGTTCATGTAGCAATAGGTACAACTGCAACTGCTACCACATCTGATTATTTTATTCCAGCTGGAACTCCTGCAACTTTAAATTTAGGTAGAGTAAGTTCAATTGGAATTGCTGGAGTAACAACAGGAGCTTCAACTATTATTGATCTTCCAGAAGGAACAGGTTGTCCTTTTGAAGTTGATGATGTAATTACTACATCAGGAATAACTGGAGTTACTGGGTTTAACACAACTGCAAAAGTTGTTTCTGTTGATTCTAGTGCAAATACGTATGGATATCATTCAGAAAGAATCACTACAGATCACAATAGTTTAGGTCTTTATGCTGGAGATGCTGTTGTAACTGCTGGTGAAGCAAGAAGAACTTTAACAGTTGCTGCTAGGACTGACTCTGGATCAGGGAAATTATATGCCCAACAAGTTCAAGTATCAGGGGATTCATAAATGAAACTCATCACAGAAGAAATTGATCAGGTAGAGGTTATCGTTGAAGAACGCAACGGTAAGAAAAACCTCTTTATTGAAGGCATTTTCCTTCAAGGTGAGATCCAAAATCGTAATGGAAGAATGTATCCCATGCAGACTTTAAGTCGTGAAGTTGGTAGATACAATGAGAATTTTGTCACTAAAGGTCGTGC